ACCTCCGCTACCAGTTAGGCTTTGCCGAGCCTTACCTAGGACGACAACTCAAGTGTTTTGCACGGCAATGCATTACCAAGTGGTTGCTTGCGTTAGCTCAGATGGAAGAGCAGCCCTGTGAAGGGTGTGTCATGGGTTCGAGTCCCATACGTGAATTGCGGACTAGGTAGAATATCATTGGGGGACGTAGCAGACCGGTGATGCATCAGACTTTGAATCTGATTTTTGGGAGGTTCGATTCCTTCTCCCCCAGCCAAGAATGAAGAAGCAGGACCCGGAAAAGGGAACTACTTGGAAATCCAGCTATAGTGCACGATATGACTGTTGTATCGCCGTAGGAAAGATTTCCGGAGATTGTGGATTCTAGACGAGCCTGGTTGGAGCCACCCTGTTTAGGCGCGCGGGCTGAAGTGGGTTCGAGTCCCGCGCACGTTATAAAATCGTTTAATGTGTCCCGTGGTTGGGTGATTGGTTCGATTCCTCCCTCGTCGAGAGCGTAAAGTTGCAGCGCCGTGTGGGCCCTTGGAAGTAGGGATTGGTTAAACTTCCACTATTGCCCGGCGGTCTAGTGGTTGGACGCTTGATTTTGGCTCAAGATATGTTAGGTTCGATTCCTAAGCGGGCAACCAACACAAACAAGTTTCATGGCCCCACGGTCTAAGTGGTATATGGATGCTGGTCTTTCAAACCGGAGGGTGCGGGTTCGAACCCCGCTGGGGCTACCAACAACAGGAGGCTGACATGGCCAAGATGACAAATGATGAGGCTCATGCAAAAACACTTGTTATCTGCGCTCGGTTAAACGCTGTTAGCAACCTAAACAAGAGTTCAGCTGCACTGTGCCAGACGGCTCGTGAAGGACTTGACACAAATCTGCTAGATGCTCGCTATGCACTAAGCAAAGCTGAGAGCGCAGATTTCATGCACTACTTTTTCACTGAAATGAAATTGATTACAGAGAATTCTGTGTCGTATCAAACAATGATTAACGATCCGACTAGTGCACTGTATCGAGGTTAACATTGCCCGATCCTCTAATTGGTAGGAGAGCTGACTTTGAATCAGAAAATGCAGGTTCGACCCCTGCTCGGGCATCCAATATTAGGATAACAATTGACAAATGAATTTCATCAATATGTTCGACAAACAAAAGACATGTATAAAAGACGATATGGGCGTGCATTAACGCTTCGAGGTTTTAGCGAAATGACAAGTGCAGATCAAGAAACATTGATGCGATGTAATATCGAAGCAACAGCCTTAAAAGTGACTGAGATCGATGACCTGGTTGTCCTAGCACAATGTATTGATATACGAAAAAAACTTCGTCAATCAAACAATTAGCATAATAGCAAACATGCTGTATTTAATCAAACAACAGTTGTTTGTAACTTAGACTGGGTATAATGAAGTGGTATCATGCCTCTCTCGGACAGAGGCAGCGGGAGTTCGATTCTTCCTACCCAGACATTCGGTAATTTTTGTATAAATAAGCATATAGAAAATAAGACTTAAATATGCAAGAATTACATTATACGATCTACAAGACAACCAATTTGGTAAATGGCAAAGTTTACATTGGCAAACATATTACATCAGACTTAGATGATGGATATCTTGGCTCAGGTAAGCTGCTACGTAGAGCAATTAAAAAATATGGTGTTGAGTATTTTCACAAGGAAATACTCCACGTATTTGATAACGAAGCCGATATGAACGCCAAGGAACGCGAACTTGTAACAGAAGATTTTGTGCTGCAAGAAACCAATTACAACTTATGTGTCGGCGGGCATGGCGGATTTAGTTATTTGAATTCAAACAAAATTTCTGTTAATAATTTTGAAAACCCAAAGACACAGCGTAAAGCATCAAAATTAGGAAACGAGATTAAACAAATTTTATTTGTTACAGATCCTAAATGGGCTATGCAGTATTCACAAAACATATCAACAGGACTCAAAAAACATTATGAAGATTCTGTTGGACACTTTACTGGAAAAACACATACTGAAGACTCAAAACTTAAAATGAGTGTTAGCTCAAAAGGAAAGAGCACAGGCGATAAAAATAGTCAATTTGGAACACGTTGGATAACAGACGGCAAAGTTTCAAAGAAGATTAAGAAGACAGATGCTATACCCAATGGATGGCATTTAGGAAGAAAAATTAACAGGGCGTAGCTCAGAGGAAGAGTGCTTGGTTTGGAACCAAGAGGCCGGGATTTCGAGATTCCCCGCCCTGACCAATTTTATAGGCGTAAACCATGGTGTGGTCGGGGATCTTTACACGGTCCTGTCGGTGGTTGAGTTCGATCCTCACGCGCCTACCAATTCGCGCAGTAGCGCAAACACAAGCCTAGCATAGGAGACAGTTATGAAACGCAAGGTGAACAAAAAGCGATAACTGTCCTAGACACACGCAACGGTCTAGGATGGGATGACATTACGATGTTGCACATTCTGGACCGGTAATTCAAAGGCTCATACCTTATCGGTTCATCATATACCATTATTTAAATGGACCGTGAGGTTAACGGCAGAATGGCATCGCCACCCGCCTTTTAAGCGGGCACCAAGAGGTTCGATCCCTCCACGGTTCGCATTCCACTTATTTTGATAAATAATAGCAGCACTAGAGAGGTAAGACTGCTATGTCAAATAAGGCTGTGGTCTATACAATTTACCGAACAACAAATCAGGTCAATGGTAAAGTATATATAGGCAAACACCAAACGCATGATATTAATGATAAGTATTTGGGTTCTGGAAAACTACTCAAACAAGCAATTAAAAAATACGGTGTAGAGAATTTTACAAAAGAAATTCTCTACACATTCGATAATGAAGATGATATGAATGCCAAAGAACGCAAACTTGTAACTGAAGATTTTGTGTTACAAAAAAACAATTACAATTTGTGTGTCGGCGGGCACGGTGGATGGTCATATGTAAATAGAGAATTACCAAATGGTATGCTCGGAAAGATGCAGACCGTCACACAAAAGAAAGCCGCTTGTAACTGGATTAGTAGAAATCAAGGCAAATTACAAAAGAAAACACCAGCCAGAACTGCACATATCAAACAGCTAGCAGAATTAAACAAAGGCAGACGTCATACTAAAAAAACAAAGAAACGTATGAGTCAAAATCGCTTAGGCAAAGGTGCCGGGATTGAAAATAGTCAATTTGACACAATATGGATTACTAACGGCTGCACAAATAAAAAGATATCAAGGCATGATTTGATTCCTGCAGGCTGGACAAATGGCAAAACGATGCCACCTAGCATCACACAACGCTTACGGTATTGTCAGGAATGTAACAATAAACAAAAACGCATAACCGCACAAAACGAAGCAAAACGACTATACAAAGACTTCTTGCAAAGTGGTTGCAAGACAGCATCAGAATATGTTGCTGCTGGCAATTATCCATATAGTGTAGTGTCTCTTACACAAAAATGGAAAAGATATGTTCCTGAATATCAACCTGTTACAGGAAGAGGCAATAAAAAATTGGACCATTAGCTGAGTTGGTTTTAGCGGGAGGCTCTTACCCTCCGTCATACCTCGGTTCGAATCCGAGATGGTCCTCCAACATAAAGATTAGCTGCGGGGTGCTCAACATGCTAGCGCCATTAACAAGGTTGTGGAGGTCGACACAACCAAAAGCAACTGAGTTATGTAGGCAGTAGGTATTGATATTGGATCCGATTGCATAGAGCAATTGAACAAGAATAGCTGATAAATAAATGTATGAAAACATTTTTAGTAATATTGTTTATGGTAAACGGACAACCAACTATCATGGTTAATGGATTTAGTCCAATAGCAGTCGACGCTGATGTATGTGAACAACGTATAGAATATGTAAGGGATTATATCCCAACAGTTCCAAATCTACCAGAGATTTATGATGTAGTTTGCGGAACACAAGAAGAATTACAAGAACAATTTAACATTGAGTTCAATAGCGTTCCAACGTAAAATATTATGTTCAAATTGTCATAACAAAGAATTTGGTCCTGTAGCGTAACTGGGAACGTGCTCGCCTGATTAGCGAGAGTTAGGTGTTCGATCCACCTCAGGACTACCAAACTATTATTGCCCCGTCCTCTAACTGGCAGGAGAGCTGACTCTGACTCAGAAAATGTAGGTTCGAACCCTACCGGGGCATCCAAAACAACATATGGAGCGTATGGCGGAATGGAAGACGCAGCTGGCCTAAGAAACCGGTGAGGCACAGATCAGAATAATCCTCATACGCAAAAGTCCTTTATGTAGGTTCGAGTCCTACTGCGCTCCATAAATAATAGCATGACAACAAGTAACGAAGCACAAGTAACCATCATTGCTACTAAGGTAAACGAAGAATACTTTTTAACTTATCAGTTTGAGTTTGACGTTTCATCTGAAGTTAAAGCAGCAATTGAACAACGATTGCGCAAAAGTTTTTACCTCGACACACTTCGGTCAGAAGCCAAGTCAGAAAGAGGCATTGTGCGCAAGGCAACGCTGATGCAAACAATTTTTCGCATCACGTTTGGGCTTGAAGCACTTATCAGTTACGAATTTAATCGCGGGTAAGCACAAGGTGTGTCGCCGGCCTTCCAAGCCGTGTAGTAGGGGTTCGACTCCCCTTATCCGCTCCAAAATAACGCCCTGTTAGTGATAACGGTTTAGCACAGGTCCTTGGTAAGGATCAAGAGAAAGTTCGACTCTTTCACGGGGCACCAGGACAAAACAATGAACGAAACAAAATGCCCGGAATGCAAAGCAGAACTAGGACATGGTGACTGGTGTCCGCAATGCAGGGTAAGACGATAATGGAAGTGACAGCCTGTGAGGGTTCCAGGAAGGGATTGCTAATCCCATTGTGGTCGTAAGACCATTGAGTTCGAGTCTCAGCACTTCCGCCAACATGCATCCGTAACTCAGTGGACAGAGTGTCGCGCTTCGAACGCGATGGTCGCGGGTTCGAATCCTGCCGGGTGCTCCAATAGCGTAGTCAAGTCAGCGCCAGAGCAAGGGTCAGGTCCTCTTGCTAAAGAAAGACCCAGGACTTGACGTAGCGAATTCGCCCGAGGGACGCAACCTCAAGAAAAAGTATCAGGAGCCTACGACGTCCTTGGCAGCGGACGTGATGCTACGAGAATTTGCCTTAGCCGACGGAACGGAACCAGACCTCCTAAGTCAGGGATTGGTGGTTCGAGTCCACCCTAGGGCGCCACTTATAATAAACTTTGCAATGGCGCAGTGCCTCTGGGGCATAAGAGCCCCAGAGAGGCTAGACAATTACTTCGGGGTAGTGTTAATGGTGAGCACGAGAATTTGCTTTAGCTGACGGCGCGGAACTTGACCTCCTAAGTTAGGACGATTAGTTTAACTCCAATTTAGAGCAAAAAAATGAAATTTTCTTCTGTTTTCGGTTGACTACCAAGGCGTCTTGTTGTATAGTCATAGAGTAAGTTAAGTTAACAAAGGAAGATACAACATGTCCATTACACGCGCTCAACTCCGCACCTTGCGGTCCGAAATGGAAGCCGCTTTTGCAAAAGCTGGCATTACTGATTTTGATCTTGCTGTTGATGGCATCCGATTCGGAGCCGACGAAGCCACCATCAAGGTTAAAGCGAAACTCAAAGGTGTTACCACCACAACTGACCGCGTTTTTGAACGCAAGGTTGCTGAATATGGCCTCAAGCTGGTTGGCCAAAAAGGCGAGCAACTTGTTGGTTACAAATCAAGCCGTCCTAAGTATCCGTTCTCCTACAAAACGGTTTGCGGCGCACAGTATAAGTGCACAGTTGATCAAGCCAAAGCAATCTTCGGCTAAGTTCGACAACATAAGTTTTTGTAGGGCGTCCTTTGGGGCGCCCTTATACATTCCGGGGTGCGGCATTAAAATTTGGAACGCATGAAAAAGAAAAATGTATCTATTGTGAAAAGGAAGTTGGAATTCGCACAGTCAATAGATATCATAATGAAAATTGTAAAGTTAAGCCGAAA